GTGCTCGATTGCATTACTCAATCGGAGATATGGATAGATGATAATAGAGTGGTATCTCTTACTGCAGAAGATTGCTATTGTGGAGAGGATGAGGAAGCCCATACTCTCTTCTCTATCTACCAGTGGAGGGAAGATGCGTAAGGATCCAAATATAACTCTATCTCTCGGATGCTCTTTAGCTGCGATGCGAGAGATGGAAGATAACCAATACGATCTAGCGATAGTCGATCCACCTTACGAGATTAAAACTGCTAATCCTTTTCAAGGAGCCGGAGTTCTTAGAAATAGAATCCTTAAAACAGATAAAAAGATTAAGCAATGGGATAAGGCTCCTTCTGCAGAGTACTTTGAGGAACTCTTTCGAGTATCCAAGAATCAAATAATCTGGGGTGGTAACTACTTCGATCTCCCTCCTACGAGATGCGTTATTGCTTGGGATAAGGTGCAGCCCTGGGAGAACTTCTCAGGGTGGGAGATGGGATGGACTTCCTTTAATAAGCCTGCTCCTCTATTCAAGTTCGATAACAGAACCGGAGGAAAGATACATCCTACGCAGAAACCTATCGCTTTGTATAAGTGGTGCTTAGAGAAGTTCGCTAAGGATGGAGATAAGATACTCGATACTCATCTAGGATCCGGTTCTATTGCTTGCGCTTGCTATGATCTGGGATTCGATCTAGATGCCTTCGAGATCGATACAGACTACTTCGAGAAAACTTCGAAGAGGTTCCAAGAGTACTCGAAGCAAAGTAAACTATTTTAAGGAGGTTAAGATGGATAATAGAATAATACTTGGAGATGCTCTTGAAACCTTATTAGAGATGGAGGATAAATCTGTAGATTATGTAATTACGAGTCCTCCCTATAATATGAATCTAAGAATATCGAAGGGGAAGTATATTAGTAGACAAGTACTAAAAGAAGAGTTTAGTACCAAGTACAATACATTTACAGATAACTTACCAATAGAGGAATTTTATCAATATCATAAGCAAGTAATAGAGCAGCTTCTACGAGTTACAAAGAATCAAATATTTTATAATATCTCTATAGTAACAGGATCCAAAAGAGCATTTTTTAAACTTATCGGAAACTTCTGCGATAATCTTAAAGAGATTATCTATTGGGATAAGGGAAAGGAACAACCTGCGATGTGTTCTGGAGTTCTAAATAGGAGAATGGAGATTATATTAGTATTCGATAATGATAATCCCATTAGTAGAATGTTCAATAATGCTATGTTTGAGAGAGGAACCTTTAGCGATTTATTAAAGATCTCTCCGGATATACACAAAGAACATAAAGCGAGTTTCCCTATAGATCTTGTAAAAACAATAATAGAAAATTTTACAAGAGAAGGAGATATTATCTTAGATCCTTTTATGGGTACTGGAACTGTAGCTCTAGCCTCTGTATCTTCTAATAGAAAATATCTTGGAATAGAGATGGATCCTTATTATGTATCTCTCTCCTATCTTCGTTTAAAACAAATCCAATTATCATTATTCTAGGAGGTTAAGATGGATAAGAAGTTTAAGATAAGCACTTTCTCGAATAAGTTTACGAGGATTCCAGTACCTGCAGAAGTTACTCTCCGTAATCTAGCACGCGCTCTTATGATGCCTTCTAAGCCCTTCCCAGTACGAGAGAAGGGTAGCCTTCCTCTCTGGAGTCCTACTACATTTAACGGTAATAGATCCGGGGTTAATGCTATCGAGATCTCCTGCTTAGTATTCGATATGGATGATGGTACGGACTGGGGCCATCGATACAGCTTCTCTAAATATCATTACATAGCCCATACTTCCTTCTCTCATTCCGAAGAGATCCACAAGTGGAGAATAATCCTTCCTTTGGAGGAGCCTATTCCTGCTACTGATTGGAAGAGAGCAGCGAAGGCAGCAAAGGAACTTTGGAATAATACTATCGGAGAGGGAGAGCCAGATTCTAACGCTCTAACGGATTGCGCTAGAATGTATTATCGTTTTGCATACCCGGAGCGAGAAGATAAGGATCTTCAATCTACTGCAGCCCATAAAGGAGAGGGCCTGCTTAGATTGGATTATTCCCATATTCCAAAGGAAGAGCCCAAGAAAAGATACGAACGATGGAAGCCAAGGAAGGCAGGAGCTAAGATCGGAGTGGAGGGATTATTCCACAATCCAGATTTTAGAATGAAGATAGCGAACCGGATAGGGGCTAGCATAGATGGAAATATCGCAAGAAATGTAACATGTCCTTCTTGTGGAAAGGATGAAGTCTACTTCTCGATAGATCCTTATCTTCCTCATTCTGTTTTATGGCCACATTGTAATCGCGCTAATAAATGTGGATGGTGGGGTAAACTGGAGGACTTGATACAATGACTTACAAAGAAATAATCCCTAAAGGGTGTACTCCATTTGGAATGTTTATATTCAGAGCAGCAGAGCATAAGAATCTAACATTAAAAGAGGTAGCCCTTAAGACAGGAATAACGAAGCAGACTTTAAGAATCTATCTAACCGGATCCAGATATCCGAAGATCGATAGATACATAGCCCTAATCGAAGTACTCTCGGATAGTCGAGAGGAGTTCCAGATCAATCTCGTAGGAGGATTATCTGTAATGTCGGAGCATATGTTCGCAGATAGAAGGCTGCGATACAAAGAGAAAATAAACGATAACAACAATCCCAAATAACAAAAAATACGGAGGTACAAATGTATTTTAATAAGTGGGTTCAAAGCAAGATAGAGCAATTATCTATCACTAGGAGGCATCTCTGCGATATCTCCGGGATATGCTACTCGAGTATATCTCTATCTAAAAAGTTCCAACCTAGACTCGTTAATCTTGTGCTAGTGTGTGAGGTACTAAACGAAGAGCAAGGAGGAGATCAATCTTCTCTCGATGCTCTCATATTAGAAGCGATTAGAGTATCTAGCAGAGAGTATCGCTTCGCTATGGAAAGGCTCGAAGAGGTGAAGAGATGATATTTAATGAATGGTTAAAGATGAAGGCTGCAGAGCTAGAGATTACTAGAAAGTATCTCGCAGAGGTAACCGGTATTAACTATCGAACCTTACAGACTACGAACACTTTTAGACCTCGATTGGATAATCTCGTTATCCTTTGCGAAGTTATGAACAAGGTACAAGAGGGAGATAAAGAATCCTTCGATGGGTTGATTATCGAAGCCATAGCAGCATGTATAAAAGATTATGAGTACGCAGTAAAACGAATAGAGAAGGGGAAGTAATGAATCAAAATACAATGAAGAAGATGTTAGAACTCGCTAAGCAGATGGGAATCGATGCAGAATATAAGCACGCTCCAGAAGGTGCAGATATCGATACATGGGATCTATTACAGAAGAGCGAAGCGAAGTACGATAAGGAAGGAGAGTTAACCAAGCCTCCGAGGCCATATGCAAATCGAAATAACATAGCCCTAATACTGGAGAATGATCCTCTCTTTACTTCGCTCTGTTACAATGATCACGCGAACAAAGTAAAGTGGAACGATAGAGAACTCTGGGATCCAGATCTCGAGGAGATAGGATTACATATCGAGAGATGCTATCGAATAAAATATCCTTCTGCAGATATCAAGAGAGCAGTTCTTAGAGTAGCCCATCAAAACCTTGAGGAACGGATTAAGGATTGGCTCGAGGCTCTTCCGGAGTGGGATAAAGCAGAGAGAATCCATTCCTTCTTCCATAATGTATTCCGAGCTGAGAGAGTACCAGGTAGCGATCAGATTATAGAAGAGATGTCCTCGAAGTGGTTTATCTCTCTAGTCGCTAGAGCATTGGATCCGGGGTGTAAGATGGATACCTTCCTAATCCTCTGTGGAGAGAAAGGACTCGGAAAGAGTACAGGCCTTCGCAATCTTGTGGGCTCTCAGTGGTTCTCTGATAGTAATCTCGATATCGCTAAGAAGGACTCTCTCGAGTTAATCCATTCTACAGAGACATGGCTCTGGGAACTCGCAGAGTTACACTCTCTTAGTGGCAAAACAGCCGATAACTTTAAAGCATTTATCTCCTCAAGTGAAGATAAGTTTAGGCCTGCTTATCAGCAATTCCCTAAGAGTTATCTCCGTAGAGTAGTGTTCGCAGGTACTTCGAATAACTATCAGTTCTTAACAGATGGCCCGGAGAGAAGAGTATGGCCTATCACTTGTACAGGACAGATAGACCAAGGATACATAAAAGCATGGAGAGAGCAGTTATTTGCAGAGGCCTTACAAGCCTATCGAGAGCCGGAGAGCATCTTCCATTTAGAATGGGAATCTCAAAGAATGTTAAGCGAGTTACAGCAGGCTTATATAATCGATGATCCTTGGGCTATTCGAGTAAGGCAAGCTCTATACAGTGGACAGAAAACAAGCGCAGAGATTATGGAGTTCTTAGATCTTCCAATCAATCAGCAGCATACTGGGAACGCTAGAAGGATTATGAAGATAGCGAAGGAATCCGGATACAAACAGATAAATAAGGATGGATCTCGAGTTTACATTAGGAAGTAATCTTCGAATACTGTATACTTATATCGAGTTGATGAATGAATGTTATAGGCTTAAGGGCTCGGAGTTCTCTCCGGGCTCTTTTTGCGTTTAGAATACTCTGCAGAACTTAAGTAATACTTGATAACCAGTAAGAAAAGTAAACCAGTATACTTCGAATCTAATAAAAAATACAGATCGGTAATGAAAAATACAGATAGAATACAGATGATATACAGATAAAAACAGATACCCAAATATCCTATAATCCCCTACGTTAGGGGACAAAGTACCAATATTTAACAGATATAGAGTAGTTTTTATAAGAAGTATATAAATAGAGGGGGGTATTTATATTATACTAGCAAAGAAGAGGCTCGAAGTACCCTAGAATAGTACATTGAGCCCACAGTAGCGAACGTATAAAAGTATTTAGTATCTGTATTCTATCTGTATTTTATCTGTTTCTATCTGTATTTTTACTCTGCTTCGAGTTTACGGATAGCCCTCTTTACCCATCGAGAGGCAGGAGTCCCACCCCATAGAGCCCAAGCGATAGCAGCCTTACTCGTTTTATCTTGTCGAGCCTTGCTCTCTGCTTCTGCTTCCCCATGCCTAGCGAACCAAGCATGCATAAGTTTTAACTGGGGAAGATCAACCTCTCCAGAGGCTAGCCTTCTCGCAGTTCTTACTCCAGTACCTGGTATCTTCTTTCCTCCTTCCTCTTTGTAAGATGCTCGTTTACTGATTGGAAGGGATAGGTTATAATCTATTGCTCTCTTCGCGAGTACTTGTATCTCTCGAGGAACTCTAATCTTAGGCATGTAGCCTCCTATTATGTTATGGTGTGTTATGAAAATGAAATATAAAAATACTATTCCAGAAGTAGAAGGCATCTCTCTATCGGAACTCTTTCCGGGTATCGAAGTAGAAGAATCTTTTACAATATCGAAGGCCCAAGAGTATCTAACTTTACAGATAGAACATATGCACGATGCTATCCACTGTCATAGTATCGGAGATACATCTATTATATCAGTAAATGGAGAGATCTACATAGTAGCGAAATGGGATACGAACGGAGTAGATCTAGACTTTCAAACAGAGGCCTTTCCTGCTATTGGATTACTTGGATCGATACTCGCTACAGTAAACCACATAAGAGGCCATAATGGAGAAGAGGAGAGCGAAGATTATGGCACGATCTGAAAACGACCAGAACATGATATATTTTAAGGCTCTTCAATTAAACAGAAGAGAGGGTTATCCTTGGAAGCAGAGTATCGCTATAGCGTTAAGAATGTATAAAGATGGTGAGCTTAAGAGTACCTCTACACAGATTAAACAACAGCGAAAGCAACAGCAGAAACCTGCAGAGCCAATCCAAAAAGGAATAGAAACAAAGAGCAAGAAGAACCAAAGCAGTAGGAACGCTTTAATATCTTTGATTATTCAGCAGGCCGTTAAGGCTATTGGAAACAACAAAGAAAGATTCATTCAAGCAGTCGCTACTATTACTCTTCAACCGATAGAGATAATACAACAGAAGTATACAGAAGGAGAGGATCGTTGGAAAGTATTCCATACTCCGGGAGTAACTATAGAGCAGGCTGCTAGGGATAATGTATACAATTATATCATGAATGGATAACAATAAATGTAGAGGTACATATGGATATTAAACTAATAGCAGCTCCCCTCGATATGGGAGATCAAATAGAAA